AGCTCGCCTGGGATGGCGGCCACTTGTAGGAACTCGTGGTCCTCTGCGCCTGCCACCTGCTTTGCCGCGTTCAACTGATGCCCCTGGGTCACGTGCACCGACACGTGAACATGGGCGCCCGCCACGTCGCTGTGGTGCCCGTCCTCGTCGTCGCCAAATATGTACATTGCGTAGATGTCCGTCCAGTACCCCATGTTTTTCAACCCCGTCAACGCTGTCTCTTTGTATGCTCCGTGGTTGATGCCATTGTCCCGTGCCGTGTTCCTCGTGCCCGACCACAGCCCGGTCAGCACCCTGTAGTCTTGTTCCTTGTTGCGCGCAAAGCGCACCTTGACGGCCAACGCGACCCAGAGGCTGCAGATGGCCTTTTCGGTGAATGCTTCGCCCCGCTGCGCATGCCTGTTGTAGTGCATCGCGAATGTGGCGTTCAGCAGTGCCAGTTCTTCTGCGCGTTCTTCTGCGTTGAAGTCCGAATAGTCCAAGCTGCACCAGTGGCCAAATTTGTGATTCAGCACTCTGTTCGTCCAGTCTTGCATGTCTGCCACGCTCTCGCTGCCCAAAACGCCTTTGTAGTGCAGTTCCTTTTCAACGTGCACGCTGGCAAAAGATTCAATGAGTGTAGCGACGTCATCTTCGGCGTACAATGCCCTGTTCTTTTCTCCCGGTTCGTGCTTTGTGCTCGTCCTGGCAAACATCGCTGGTGTGCCCAACAGCATGTCCCAGGGACGCTCAACGCCCAAATACTCGCTGACGGCCTTCTTGTCCGGTCTGGTTTGACCGACGGTTCGCTCATCGTGTTTCAGATGGTCCAGCGCCACATGTCGCAGTGAGCTACTTCCGCTTGGCATCCAGTGGTGGCGCCTAGCCCACCATTCGTTCAAGTCATGTCTTGGGTACTGGCTGACCCTGCCGACCACGTTGTCCACGAAATCATCGATGTGTTGCGCGTACTGCGTCGCCCACGCTGCTGCGGATGGCCAAACGTTCCCGCGCTCCCAGCTGAACTTGATGTTGTGGACCCAGACTCTGTGCCGCCTTTCTTTGTCCCAGTCTGCTTCGTCGAGCGTTCGGCCCATCACGGTCACAAACTTTCGCAGTTGGCGCACTTGTGGTCCCTTAACGCGGCCCCACATCCCCATGCGCCTAGAAAGGTCCATTTGAGGTTTGAAGTGTGCCAGCCAGTCGACCATGGGCAGCCACTGCACTCCCATCCCCAAGGTCTCCAACTTTAGGTCGCCGCTCATGCTGTTCATGGCCAGCAATATCCCTGCCGCAATCGCTTCGTGTCCTGTGACTGCACGCTCTAGAAAATCCAACTCCCACTGCTCGGGGCCGCGGCCCATGGCTCTGAACACCATGCGT